TAAGGAATGAATGACACCAATGTCATAGGACTACCGGCATCAAGTAACTTCAGACCAAACCAAGCCCTAAAGTCTGCGTTAGATTTTGAGGATGCTCTGACAGATGTACTTATTATTGGCTGTGTAGATGGCGAGTTGATGATACGATCATCACATATGTCACGAGCTGAAGCACTATTCCTGCTAGAGAAGGGTAAGCAATGGGCAATGGAAGGAGGTTTTGTATGACCGAGTCCCAAGCCGTCAAGGACGTAGCCATTTCTGAAGGTCTTGCCAACGCCCGCCTGATCTGCTGGAGGCACTGAAAGATGCTGTGCGGGAAACGGGGTTTATCCCACAGAGGCAGTTGCAGTTCTACATGGATATTTGGGAAAAACTAAAGGAGAAGAACACATGAGTAATACTAACTACGCAGGTTTAATTACAACCTTTTTTGTAGTAACTGTTTCACTAGTCGGCACATACTTTATCGGCTCCGTCAACGGGCAACAAAATGAGCGAAACAGATTGATAGAGAGATGCCTCACTGAACACAACCACTTGTCGTTCAAGGAAGTCACACAAATTTGTAAGGAGAGAGTGAAATGACTGACGAAGAAATAACTAAATTAGCCAGGTCTGATGGTTGGGATATGAGTCATCAGCCTTTCGCGGAGATTCTGATACGGTTTGCTAGAAAAGCGTATAAGCGCGGAATTGAGGTTGAGCGCGAGGCTTGTGCGAAGGTGTGTGGGGATATTGCCGCAGACATGTACTCGGCAATCGGATGTAGAGCGGCGGTAAAGTGCGCAGAAGCAATCAGAGCAAGGAGCAACAAATGAGCGGAGGACAATTCAGATACGACCAACATCGCATACTGCAAATGTGGAATGACATTGAACAGTTTGTGCTTGACAACGACAGCGAGGCGAAGAATGAGTTTGGTGACTCTATAGGGCGCAGGTACACAGAGGAAACCATCAATGAGTTTAAACAAGGTATAGCCGCTCTCAAGAAAGCGTATGTCTACGCTCAACGGATTGACTGGCTATTGTCTGGTGACGATGGTGAGGATGGGTTTCATAAACGGCTAGCAAAAGAATTGGAAGAGTTATGAAAATAGAAGTAACAAATGATCAAATAGATTCAATAGTAAGACAAGAATTACAACTAGCTTTCGAATTAAACAGACATCCAAATAGAATAGATTGCAGTGATGATATAGTAGAACCTGATGAAGATCTCCTAACGGCACTAACAACAGTTCTAGAGTACTTTTCAGCACCAGATGACCATGAAGCTTGGTTACTAGAAAGATATAACAAATGAGCTATTGGCTTATTGGAGCAGTCGGCTTCGTCTACTTAGGCGTTGCTATCGATCAACTTATAAAGGGAAACATAGGTATGGCAATCGCGTTCTTTGGATACGCCTTTGCTAACGCAGGACTATGTTTAGCAGTAACATGAATATCTTAGTTAACAGAATAATTACACCAGACGGTACGTCTCTACAATCATTCCATAGACACGACTATCTAACGTATACCGACAGAAACGGTCAAGAGTATATGGTAGATGGTGGCTTGGAGTACCTACGTAGAAACATCAACCCAACTGCTCCAGCGAAAGAAGCATCCCTATACGAAGGAGATTTATTCTCAGAGATCCGAAAGTACTTCGCATGGGGCAGCAGAGGTAAAGGCGGACACGAACCGCTACACTGGATACGTTTAAAAGACATGGAAGATGATCATATTAACCGTATCTTAGATGAAGGACACGGAGCACCACATATTCGTCAATTAATGTCAACTGAACAACAATACAGAAAGGATAATCTTTGAAAGCACCTGAAGCTCTCCTCAAAGCAGCAGAACACCTCTCTGAACGAGCCAAGTCATACGACACCGAGAACGGTGAACGTAGTATGGCAAAGGTAGTAGCTGTATTTAATACCTTCCACAATACAAACCTAACGGAGCCACAAGGATGGCACCTAATGCAAATCTTAAAGGATGTCCGCCTATTTACTAAGAAAGAATACCATGCAGACTCAGCTGAAGATTGTCTTGCATATGCAGCATTAAAAGCGGAGTCAATGTCAACTAATATCTAAGGTAAAGATATGGAAAACAAAGAGTATGATTCGGAAGAGATGCTATCTATAATGGTAGATGGTGCAAGAGCTATACGAAAAACAGGTGAAAAACCTTGGCATTACGCTCTGCAAAACAAATTTCAAGAACTACACCCATCAGTTATAAAAGCTGTAAAGATTCAAAGACCAGATAACTGGCAAGATCTAATTCTTCAATGGCCACATGTCTCTGAAAAAGACGGTACACAAATAGCATATACTAGAGATGAAAGAAAAGGGCAAGATGATGTACAGACAAGGACGTCTGTAGGTAAATACCTTAAGATGCACTTTAGAAGCATGCCAGATCACACCATTCGAGACATAGTAGCGCTATTTCACCCGTCCGAATGTAAATTTGTAAAAACAATGGAAGATATCCTGTACCACCTCGAAAGAGGACCAACCTCTTGTATGGTATGGGAAGGACAAGACCACGATGATCATCCCTATCAAGTATACGCAATTAAATACGGATGGCACATGGCTGTACGAATCGAAGAAGGTGATACTGTAGGTCGTGCTCTATGTAATGAAAAAACTTATGTGAGATCCTACAACAAAGCAAAGGATGGTGGATACTCGTACTCAGACCAACAGCTTGAATCTTGGTTAAACGACCAAGGTTACAGGAAAAAGAGCAGCTGGTTAGGTTTCAAATTAGAAAAAATAAAATCAAATAGAAAATATGGTTTTCTAGCACCATATATAGATGGTGCAGATCAAGGGGTTAGTGATTGTGGACAATACTTTGAAATTATTCATGAAGGTGATTACATCTTCAATAACACAAACGGAGAAGCAACCGAAAAACACAACTCCTCATGTGCCGATTGTGATGAAACTTGTGACGAAGACGATCTAGTTGCTGTAGGTTACCATGAAGATCACCACATATGCTCCTCCTGTCAAAACAACGAGTACACATATGTAATCGGTAGGCGAGGAGCCGAGTACTATGCTCCTTCTGACGAAGCTGTATACTCAGACGACATGGATAGTTACTATCATCAAAACTACCTCTCTGACAACGAAATTGTAGAGCTATTAAACGGCGATTATGTCCACCTAGATAACGCTATATGTATTGATGACGATTGGTATCGATCAAACGATGAAGATATCGTACAACTAAAAGATGGAGATTATGCGTTATTAGACAATTGCTGGCTATGTGAGCACTCAGGTGATTACTACTTAAATGATGACGATGATGAAAAAGTAGAGACATTGGGTGGTAAAACGATCCACAGTGACTATTCTGACGAATATGAAACAGAGGAAGAGAATGAACCATCTGCTCAAAACGCTTAATAAAGCACTCTCTCTCAAAAGACCACACGGTTCTAACACTGTAAGGTTCTTCACAAGTTATCTAGCAAGTCAAATACCAGAAGAGATCCCATCATTCTTTGATAACTGCGGTAATCTACATGTAGATAATAGACACGACACTTCCAACAGGACACTATTTGTAGCACACGTAGATACAGTTCACCACAAAGAAGGTCCGAACAGTATAAGAAAAACAAAAGAGAAATGGTATGCTAATGGTGATGCTTTAGGTGCAGATGATGGTGCAGGTTGTGCACTTCTTATCCACATGATAAGTAACAATATCCCTGCATACTATATCTTTACACAAGGTGAAGAAGTAGGCGGTATCGGAGCTAAGTTCTTAAGAAAACACAGCATGGAGTTATTAAGCCAATTCGATAGGGCAATCGCATTCGACAGAAAAGCAACAGACTCTATCATAACTCACCAATGGGCAGGTCGGTGTTGCTCAGATGAATTTGCAAGTACGCTATCAGACGTATTAAATAGCTCTGAAAGGTTCATGTATTCGCCTGATGATACAGGTGTGTACACAGATACTGCAGAATTTGCAGATATTATCCCTGAATGTACTAATATCTCTGTAGGTTACAATAACGAACATTCAGATAAAGAATGTTTAGACATTATCCACTTCGAAGACCTTGCAAGGGCTATCATCACAACAGACTGGGATGCTCTCCCAACATTGAGAGATCCAAATGAAATAGAAGAAGATATCTATGGCTACGGAACATACCCATATCCTCTAAATGAAGAAGACTGCGATTTCCTAGAGATGGATACAATAGATGCACTATCAGATGCACTATACGGTAACTATAGGCCGATATCAGACCTAATAGCTGAAGCTATCTATCCAGAAGACCCAATAACAGTTCTCAAATTTATTAACACAAGGAAAATGACACCGAAACTTATAAATGAAATGTTAAATCTGCTAGACGTAGATACACCAGACTCTGTTTTAAACATAATGTTTGATAGGGTATATAAAGAATAGGGAAAATTAATGGCAAGAACATTAGATCCAAGCACAATAGCAAAAGGTGCAGCAGCTCTCGCTCTCTACCGAAAAGAGAAAGCAGCAGCTAAAGAACAAGGAAGCGAAGCATACCAAAAATGGCAAGCAGAAGCTACACTAAAGAAAGCTCAGAAGAAAACATCGCCAATGGAGGCGATAGCGAACTTCTGTATGCACTGTGTAGGTAGCAGAAGGGAAGATATAACAAACTGCACAGCTACAAAATGTCCACTATACATTTACAGGCCATACCAACCATGAGCGACTATAATTTTGACTGGAAAAAGATTACACCACATTTCATAGTGGAGGTAGATACTAGAGAAGCATACGGCTACTTTGAGCATTTAATCTGGGGTGAAAATAAAGGTGGTGGCTTATGGTTTGACAAAGAAGGAAATCGACTTAGCCTAAGAGACTATGATGGTACATATACGTTACCAAAAGAAGTCTTTGACGCCCTCAAAGGAGACACACTGTTTAAAGTGGATGACATCTTCAAATAAATGTTCACTGTTTTACTAATCATAGTCGTGTACTTCATATGGTACATGATATCCTTCAACGACAATTAAAATAAAATGCAATACAATCTCAATTTCGGTGGATACTACATTGTCCTACAACATGATAGGTGGTATGTCAAAGAAGAAGGATCAGGTAAGGTCGTCGCTTCATTCTCTACATATGAAGAAGCAAGCAACATGGAAGTAGACTTAAAACAAAAAGATAAGAAAGGAAATAATATTGATCATTAAAATATGGACAAGTCTTCTTGCACTGGCCTCTATCTTTCTTATTCTAATTCTTTTTAAGAAAGGAAAGGTAAACATTTAATGGAGCTAGAAACACTAACAATAGCCATCGCAGGTCTTTATATCTTCTACAAGGAGATTAAACACAACCAGCTCCTTGAAAAGGTAGCAAACTATGAAGAAATGGTAGCTGTAATGGCTAAGGAACTTCAAGAGTTAGGCTCACCTAACATCAAAATAATAAAAAAGGAAGACAATGAAACGATACCCAAAAATTAAGGTAACAGTTTCTTGCTTACCAAAAGCAGAAAGGGCTATCAAGAACATATTCTATGATATCTTAGATGACTACTGTAAAAGATACAGTATACAAGTCCTCGACAAGAAATTCGCAGTACAAATCTGCTTAGTAGAATACGACGAAGAATCGACCTCACAAGGATTAACAACCTTTGCAGAAGAAGAAGGGAAAATTCTAGTACAAATGCGAGATCCATTCCTAAACGAATGGGAACCAAACATGTACACATTGTCAGGTTTCCTTGAAATACTAAGCCATGAATTAGTACATGTGTGTCAAAACTTGACAGGTAGGCAAGGCTTTAAAATACCTAAATTTAAGTACGATAAGAAGAATAAAAGAGAAGAATACTTCTTTGATCCTTCTGAAGTAGAAGCTAGGGTACTTGCCGCACCATATGCGATACTTTATGCAGAAAGGTTAATTTGACAAAACTAAGATATTGTCTAGACATTGAAACGAACGGACTAATGCCCGATGTTTCAAAGATATGGTGTATAGTTCTAGTAAATGCAGATACAAACGAAGTCCGATCCTACTCCGACTACGACAAAGACCTGCCTTCAATTAAGGAAGGACTAGATGAGGCAAACAAAGCCAACATTCTATTCGGACACAACCTTATAGGTTACGACCTAGTTGTACTAAAACATCTACTCAATTGGAAACCTGCAACATCTGTAAGAGTATTAGACACATGGTTAATGTCTCAAACCAACAGATACAAACGTAAACACAAACAAGGTCTCGCCGGATGGGGTGAGTTTCTAGGCTTCTCAAAGCTAGACTTCTCTACCTTTGAAAGCTACTCTAAAGAGATGTTAACATACTGTATCCGAGATGTAGAACTTAATGTAAAGGTTTATCACCAACTTGTAAAAGAAGCAACATCTATCTTAAAAAAGAACCCGCTATACAAGGTGGGACTCCAAACAGAAATGGATTTCGCAGCAATTGAAGCAGATATCCGAAGCAAAGGGTGGTTATTCGATACAAAAGAAGCAAATGCTCTCTTAAACAAAATAGTAAAAAGAATTGTAGAGATAGAAACCATCATGGAACCACGCATCGGAATGCGGTGCATAAAAACAGATGGAGAAGATGAAACAAAAACACCTACATGGCGAAAAGACGGTTGCTATACCGTCGCTACTGTCAAGCACTTCGGGTTTACGCAAGAAAGTGGTAGATCCGAACGCCCCATTGAAGGAGCCTATTGTCGCATATCTTTTGAACAAGGAAAACTATCCTCAGATGTGGTCATCAAAGACTACCTCTATAGTATCGGATGGGAACCTGACGAATGGAACGTTGAACGAATCAACGGAAAGTTCGTAAACAAATCTCCAAAACTAACAGAGGCATCTCTAAAGCCACTAGGAGACAACGGAGTCCTCATTGACGAGTACAATACTCTCAAGAACAGACGAGGTGTTCTGACAGGATGGATTGAGGGAGCTACTAAAGATGGAAGGCTTAGGGGGCGACTTTGGACCATTGGGACACCGACTTTCAGATGCCGTCACGAAGTTATCGCTAATTTACCAAAAGTGACCTCTGCCTATGGAAAGGAAATCAGAGGCTTGTTAAAGTGCGAACCGGGGTACGTTGTTGTGGGAGCAGACTCTTCAGGGAACCAAATGAGGGGTCTATGTCATTACCTCGAAAATGATGAATTCACAAACGACATAGTGAGTGGTGTAGATATTCATAAAAGGAATGCTGACACACTGGGGTGCTCGAGAGACACAGCAAAGTCCTTTTTATACGCATTCCTCTTCGGTGGAGGGGCAGGTAAGCTCGGTTCCGTCTTAACAGGTAAAAGAGATGCAAAGATTGGGCAAGCAGCAATTGATAAGTTTCAAGACTCAATCCCCGGAATGAAAGAGTTGAAAAATAAACTAGCTTATCAATACCACACAACCAGAGATATGTTCGGAGAGGACAACGCATTCATTCGAGCGATAGATGGCAGGGTCATATTCGTATCATCAGAGCACCAACTCCTCAACTACCTGTTGCAAACTTTAGAAGGTATAACTTGCAAAGCATCGATGGTCTGTCTAAAAAAGATGTTAAGGGAAGGTGAGATACACGACTACTACTTTACATTGTTCTACCACGATGAGATAGCATTAGTATGTAGGGAAGAGGACGCTGACAGAGTTGCAAGCCTTGCAGAAAAGGCATTTGAAGAGGGGCCAAAGCTCTTTGGAGTAAACTGCATGTCTGGTAACGCACAGATAGGGAGGGACTATTCACAAGTACACTAAAGGAGAAACATATATGTCAAAATATTATATCTATGCACACTACGACAATACGGGTTGTTTGGTTTACATAGGGAAGGGTAAAAACGAAAGAGCTTGGAGTGTAAGAGATCGAAATAAACACCACTTTGAGTTAATGGAACAGCAGCTGCCCCTTCTAAATGTAAAAATCTTGATGCACAACATTCTCAATGAGAGGGAGGCTCTCTCTTTAGAAAAAGAAATGATTCTGCAATTTAAACCAGAATACAACATTGCGCACACAGAGAGGAACGGAGTTCGTTCTCAAGAAAGGTGGTCTAAAATGTCGGAAGAAGACAGGCAGCTCTTCTTAGAAGCTGGAAGATCAGCTGCTCATATTGCAAACAGAAAGAAAGTAAACACGCCAGAGGGTGTCTTTGATTCTGTAAGCATTGCAGCCAAGGCACTCGGAATTGTATACAAAACAGCTGTCGCAAGGGCGTACAGAGAGACAAATGGATGGAGCTATCTCAATGGATGACGGGGAAAACGAAGGGTTTGACGTAGTAATCATAGATGCAGATTCATTAATGTATCTCATAGCATACACTCAAACATCACCAGCACTCTGTAAGAAAACACTAGATGATAAGATAAGTAGAATCATTGAAGATACAAACGCTAAGGAAGCTATCGTACTGATTAAAGGCGCTGATAACTTCCGAATCTTATCCGATCCAGATTACAAAGCTAACAGAGCAGACAACGTAACGCCTGAAGTCAGAGAGCGAATCAAGATGCTCTATAAATATTCAGAAGGCTTTTGTATGACTTCTGATGGTGGAGAGGCAGATGATTACTGCTCGATACTAGCATATGATACAGACTCACAAGGAAAAACATTTATAGTATCACACATAGATAAAGACTTAAACAGCATCCCAGGATGGCATCATAACTTTAAGACAGGCGTCTTCCGATTCATTGAACCAGAAGAGTCTTACCGATTTGTTATGGGACAAATGTTAACTGGAGATAATACAGACAATATTAAAGGTATCCGAGGGGTAGGCCCAAAGACAGCCGAAAAGATAATGAAAGGTGTCCCCTCTGAACAACTATGGGATCATGTCCTTGCAGTCTGGAAAGACAGGGACACTGATTGGGAAAAGAGTTTTCTAAAGTGTGCCAACTGCATATACATTAGAACTACAGCTGACGATATGAGACAGCTATCACTAGACGAATTGAAAGATAGATTAACATGGAGCATCAATGCCGAAGAAAACAAAGACACTGTGGATGTACAACAACCAGCCATTCTTGGAACCGAATAACAGATTCGGTTTTGTATACCTCGTTACTTGCTCACATCCAGAGTTCAAAAAGAAGTACATCGGACGTAAGTTTTTCTACACAAATTTCGGAAAGAAAACAAAACAAAAACAATCAGACTGGACGACCTACAAAACATCTTCCAAAAACATTGCAGAAGCTATTGAAAAACATGGGGTACAACATTTCCACTTTGAAATTCTGCAACTATACCATACAAGGGCTGGAGTTGTTGCAGGCGAAGTCGAAGTACAATGGGAAGCAAAAGTCCTCTATGCTAAAGACAAAGAAGGTGAGCGCGAGTACATAAACAATGCTATAGGAAACATCAAATTCATTAGCAAAGAACACTCAGATGAAGCTAGAGAAAAGATCTCTAAGTCCCAAATGGGTAGACTAAACCACCAGTTTAAAGGTATAATCGAAGCTACTTGTATAGCAACCGGATCAACTTTCCGTTTATGTGGAATGGATCAAATGGTTGCAGCAGGGTTAGACTTCAGTAGGGTGTACCGATGCGCCAATGGCGAAGCTAAATCACACAAAGGTTATGTATTTTCAAGATTAAAAAATGAATAAACAAAAACGAGAGCAGCCAATCAAAGAAGATAAATCAACAAAGGAAACTACTAAAGAAACATTCCTACGAAAGAAACAAACACAAGATGACGCACACTACCGTCGTCAACTTATCCGTGAACTGAAAGAAGACAGAGATTGGAATTAAATGACAAGATGGGTACACACTTCATGTCCTAAATGCGGGTCATCTGATGCCCGCTCATACAAAGAAGGAGATAAATCTTCATTCTGTTTCTCATGCCAGAAGTCAACACCTATTGACCCTAATTTTAAACCAACAGAATACCCTAAAGAAGACTATTCAATGCACACATTAGAGGAAATCAAAAACTATGACACTAGAGGTTTCAAGGAAAGGGGCATCACCAAGAACACGGCAACGCACTTCGGGGTTAAAGTCTCCTACGGTGAAGACGGAACAATCCAAAGCCATTTCTATCCCTATACAAAGAATGGTGAAGTCGTTGCTTACAAAGAAAGACAACTCCCCAAGAAGTTCTCAATCCACGGAGACTTCAAAGGTGTTCAACTATTTGGGCAAAATGTTTCCAATGGTAACAAATATGTGGTTATTACTGAAGGAGAACTGGATGCACTTGCCGTGGCAGAGGCTTCCTTCTCCAAATACCAAAGGTACTACCCTGTAGTATCAATTCCATCTGCCTCTGGTATGGCAGTCTTGCTTGAGCAAAGGGAGTGGCTTAGAAGTTTTGAAGAAGTTATTCTAATGCTTGACCAAGATGGTCCGGGACAAAAAGCAACTGAACAAGCAGCTAGGATCATCGGATACGATAAGGTAAAAGTAGCAACACTTCCAGAGAAAGATGCTTGCGATGTATTAACCAAGCATAGTGCAACAACGCTTATCTCCTGCATGTTTAATGCTAAGGCATTTAATCCAGCAGGTATTGTAAGAGGCGAAGATGTCTGGACACACTACCAACGACGAAGGGAAACAGTTTCAGTACCGTACCCTGTATGTCTTGCAGGTCTCAATACAAAGCTTCATGGAATGAGACTAGGTGAGATTGTTCTATTCACATCTGGAACTGGATCAGGTAAATCTACTGTTATAAAAGAAATCGTATTAGAAATCTTAAATAAGACAGAAGACATGGTAGGTATGGTATCATTGGAAGAAAGCATTGGAGATACTGCACAGAAATTTATCGGAATGCAGCTCAATAAGAATCTATCAGTTGATACCGTAACACAGGAAGAGGAATACCAAGCATTTACTTCTATATTTGGAAGTGAAAAGCTAGTACTTCTAGATCACCAAGGGGCAGTCGGAGATGCTTCCTTGATTGATAAAATTGAACACTTAGCCCTATTAGGTTGCAAGTATATCATCTTAGACCATATCACAATTGCAGTATCAGAAGGTGCGAATGGTAAGTCTGGTAATGAAGCAACAGATTCTGTTATGTCTGACCTTCTAAAGATAACCAAGAAACACAACTGCTGGCTAGGCGTTATCTCTCACCTAAGGAAAGGAGAGAAGCCCTTTGAACAAGGGCACCTGCCATCTATTGATGATATCAAAGGGTCAGGCTCTATCAAACAAATCTCATTTGATATAATAGCATTTGCAAGAAACATGATTGCAGATAACAATGATGCAAGGAACACAATTAAACTTCGAGTTCTTAAATCTCGATTCACAGGTCTTACTGGTGACTGTGGTGTCTCTCAATATAATCCACAAACCGGAAGACTAAAGGCCATTGATCTCTTAGATTTTGAATAGGAAACCATGGATCCAATACAATACTTATCTGAAAAAGTATCGAAGGTCGTAGTCGATTCAGATAAAGTTTACAATCACGGTGCATACCTTCTAGCATCGTATCCATTATGGGAATATGACATTGATCGTTTTGTATATGAAGCTTGGGATACTTTGCTTCGCTATTGTATTCGCAATAAGCAGTCCAAGTATTCTGCAGCCGTTAAGCTCACTTTTTCTTCCAACCTTCTAGGACAAAGGATCGCAAGAGATATTGGTATTGATGACACAAATGTCAAAAGTACACTATCACTAGGTGACCTCTTCTTAGAAGCTTTCCTGCAAGATAACCTAATAGATATCTTCAGAGAGTACGAAGGTAGAAAAGCTCCGTATATCCTAAGGATAACTAACCTAACAGATAATGTTAAACCAATTTTGTTAGGTACAGTATTTGAAAAACCAGAACCAATTCAAGGTTTGATCTCCCAGATAACTAAAGATCCATACATCAAAGGGTGGACTAACCAACGTCTATTCCATGAGCACTTGAATACCCCATTTGTAAAATCTCTAGAGATTCTCCGGCAACAACCTTGGAAGTTAAACTTAAACGTATTACATGCAACCAAGAAGAACCCACCGCCAGAATCTTTAGAGCTAATAACTGAAGATGGTGAAATCATAACTTATAATATCCATAATGATATTAAAGACGACAAAGCTATCCTCCTCAATACAGATGGTACGCCTTTCCTAGGGAAGAAAGATCCTAAACTTCAAAGGTTAATTAGTAAGTACTTTGAATACAAACAAATTATAGGTAAAGCTGAATTAATCGGAGATAGAGAGTTCTTCCAAGAAGTTTCCTGCGATTATCGAGGTAGGGTTTATTACTCAGAATCATTCGTAGAGTTTCAAGGGAGTGATCTCGCAAGGTCACTATTCTTATTCTCTAACAAGAAGAAGGTAACAGAGATCGGATTCCGATGGCTATGTATCCACACAGCATCGTGTTTCAATCAGTCATATACTATAGATGAGCTTAGGATAAACCAGTGGACAACATCTGACTACATCGAACATCTTGAAAAGGAAGGTCTTGATACAATCTCCGTTGACAAGATGACCTTGGAAGACAGAGCTAAGTGGTGTACTCTCAATTCTAGTATGATTAGGGATACGGCTGAAGGTCTGTTATTAAACAGCAAAGCAGAGAAGCCACATAGTTTCTTAGCTGGTTGTTTGGAAATATCAGCATACGAAGATGCAGTCTTTGCAGGTATAACTTATGAGAGTGGACTACCGATACCTATCGATGGTTCTTCGAATGGTTCTCAGCATCTAGCAGCTATCTCTAAAGATGCACACGCAGGAGAACTTGTATCTCTCCTCCCCAATGATATCCCTAAAGATTTCTATGTAGCAGTTGCAAAAGAACTTGTATCCACAATGCCAGATTGGTTCTCTCAAAGGGCAATGCCTATGAAAGACATTCGAAAAGGAATTGCTAAACGCGGTTCAATGACAAGAGCTTACTCAGCAGGCAAGAAGAAGATATCCTCGAACATGTATAACGATCTCCATGTTGAAGGATTCACTAAAAAGTATGACATATCTGAAGACGATTGTGACAAGCTAGCGACAGGACTAATCTCAGCTATAAATACTGTATGTAATGGTCAGTTAAAGACTGCTAAATTATTACAGAAAATAGCTGAACATGAGCTAGCTTCTGGGAGAAACCATCTAACTTGGGTAACACCAAGTGGATTCCCTGTAGTTTATAAAGCATACCTTCAGCATGAGCGTAAGCAGAGGTCAACTATCAAAGGTATCATTGGTAATAAAGATGGTAGGATCAACCATGTTATCAAAGTTAATGCTATTAGCAAGGAAACAAAGGAACTTATACCTTGCCGTCGAAGCTTTGCCTCAGGTATCTCTCCTAACTTTGTACACAGTTTAGATGCTTCACACATGGCAAATACAATTGGGATATTCAACGGTTCATTTGCAGCAGTACACGATAGTTTCTCTTCTCATGCGGAAGATATCGATTTCCTGCAAGAGGTAACTAAGATGACCTTTGTAGCGCAGTATGATGTACCTAACTTCTTTACTATCTTGAAGAATATGCTTATGGAAAGTGAGGACTCATTTACTTATCCAGAGCCTGAATTGGGAACACTAGACTTAAGTCTTCTAAAAGACTCTAAATACTTCTTCTGCTAGGTGTCCCCTAATAGAGAACATCTGAACATAAGACCCCTCATAGCGAGGGGTTATTTTATCTATAATAATAAGGAAATAATGAACACACCTTCCGTAGAATATATAACACCTTGGTCATCTGTAGGGTACCTCACTTATAAAAGAACTTACTCTCGACGCTTAAATGAGGATGATATCAACTCTCCAACAGAGGAGTTTGCAGATACTATTGAACGAGTTATTAAGGCTTCGAATGAACAGCTGCATTGCGGATTCACAGATGATGAGAACGAACGATTGCGTCGTTATTTAACAACACTCAAAGGATCAGTTGCAGGTCGCTTCTGGTGGCAACTCGGTACTGATACCGTAGGTAAACTAGGGCTTGCCTCTCTCCAAAACTGCGCATTTCGAACTATAGATAACCCAGTAGAACCTTTCACATGGGCTATGGATCTCCTTATGTTAGGCTCAGGTGTCGGCTATAATATCCAGAAAGAAAATGTAAGTAAGCTACCACCTGTCAACCTAGATTTCAAACCACCTACCCGTACAAACGATAGCGGAGCAGAGTTCATTGTTCCAGACAGTAGAGAAGGGTGGGTTGCACTCCTCGGGAAAACTCTGAAGGCAGCATTCCTAGCACACGACTCAGGTAAGCAGACGTTCACTTACTCGACGCAGCTGATTAGATCTAAAGGCGCTGCTATCAAGGGATTCGGAGGCACTGCTTCTGGACCAGAGGATTTGGTGTGGGGTATCGACAAGATATCATCTGTTATCGAGAAACGTGTAGGGAAACAACTACGTCCTATCGATTGCCTTGATATCATGAATATCATTGGAGCAGTTGTAGTAGCGGGTAACGTTCGTAGATCCGCACAGATTGCTATCGGTGATGCAGACGATGTAGAGTTCCTATTAGCTAAACGATGGGACATTGGAGGTATCCCTTCTTGGAGAGCTATGTCAAACAACAGTGTTGTTTGTAACGATATAAATGATCTTCATGATTACTTCTGGGACACTTATGAAGGTAAATCAGAACCGTATGGATTAATAAACATTAAGTTATCCAGGAAAGTAGGTCGTCTCGGAGAGACTGAATACCCAGATCCAGATGTAGCTGGATATAATCCTTGTTTGCACCCTGATACACTTGTATCAACAGTAAACGGTCAAGTGCGAATCGCAGATATGGTAGAGCCTATGAAGGTTTACAGTATGGATGCACTTGGGAAACTCTGCATCAAGCAAGCAACTGCAAGTTGGGTAAGTAAAAAGAATGCTAAAACAATAAAAGTTAAGATCAACACAGGTGCAACAGTAGTGTGTACACCTGATCACAAGATCTTCACTGCTAACCGAGGGTGGGTTGAAGCAGGATACCTCAACATAGGAGATCGTGTTGTTCACTTATCAAGAACACGAAGAGGAACTGCTTATTCTGGAGTTCGATTGACGTCTCAACCAGTGAAAGAACAAACAATGGAACACAGGTTAGTGTGGGAAGGTTTGTTTGGAAAGATACCAGATGGGTATGATGTCCACCATGTTGATGAAGATACTTTCAATAATACAATTGAAAACCTAGAATGCATGTTGCATTCAGAACATTCAACTTTGACAAGATCGCTTTGTGATAATGATCACCAAGTCTGGGATGAGAATGGTGATTTCAAAGCAACCAACAGTGGATACAAAAAAGAGATTAAGAATGTACCAGGCCACTTGAGAACAGGTCTTACGAACTGGCCTCTAGTTGTTGCAATCGAAGAAGGCCCAATAACAGATGTATATGACATCTCAGTAGAGGATACCCATAACTTTGTAGCTGACAACATCATTGTCCACAACTGCGCCGAGCAATCTCTAGCAGATGGTGAAACCTGCTGCCTCTCCGAGATCTTCCTTCCAAACATTGAATCAAAGAAAGAACTATTAGATGTAGCAACTCTTCTATACCGAGTAAGTAAACACTCGCTTGCTCTACCGTGTCATCAAAAGATCACCGAAGCTATCGTTCATAAGAACATGCGTATGGGTATCGGGATGACTGGGGTAATGCAAGCTACGAAAGAACAACTAGGCTGGCTAGATGAAACCTATAAGCAGCTTAGGGAATACGATAAGAAGTACAGTAAGAAGCTGGAATTCAATCCATCTATCAAACTGACAACCGTTGATACATTGGCGGCTTCATTAGGTAACTAATGTCGAATAATTGTGTGAATTGCTGGAACGCTAAGGGTATCCCTGGTACCTATGTCAATCAGCAGCCGAGCCAACAACTAGTTGGAAGGTTCAGAGACTATCCCTCAGGGGAGTACGCAGCGAGTGCTGTGGAAGCGCACAACTTCCAAATGGAAGATGATATAGTCCGATCTATAAGGAAACTTATAGCTGTTTTAAAGGAGGTATAGTAATGAACACACTGTACATGATTACAAATAAATTAAGTGGAACTGTTTATTTTGGTATAACAAATAACTTCAAGTTAAGAATCTCTTGTCATAAGAATGCTGCAAAACGCGGTGTTAAATCTCCAATCTATTGTGCGGTACGCGCATATGGTTGGGACAACTTTGAATTTTCTATTCTAAATGAATTCGAAAACAGAAAAGATTGTGAACAAGCAGAGATAGATATCATATCTTCATACAAAGGTAAGACTTATAACCTTCATCCCGGTGGGATGGGTGGTTTTAGTATCCTTAGTAAGTCAGAAGAAGATATTGAGGACTGGAGAAATAAATTGAGGGCAGCAAGAGTTGGCAGAACACCAGCTTTAGGCATGCACCATACAAAAGAAATTAAACAGATATGCAAGGAAGCTTCAGATAAATATTGGGAAACTCAAGAGAAATATTCTTTTGAGGTTCTGAACTATCGATTCATAGAAGCAACTAAGAAATTTGGAATCAGTAAGACACATTACTATAGGCTCAGAAAACGGGCATTGTCTAACGAACAATGTCGAACCATTGCAAACCATCAGGAACACTCTCTCTCCTACCCGGAGTTACCCCCGGATGTCACCCCGCTTACGCCCGTTACATGATCCGTCGTATCCGGATTAGCTCTAACCATGCGCTTGTACAAGTCTGCAAAGACCACGGATACCCTGTCGAATACCAACGTAACTTTGATAACTCGGAAGACCACTCTACTGTTGTTGTTTCATTCCCATTCCGTCATCCAGACCACGCTGTCTTGGCAAAGGATGTTACTGCAATTCAACAGCTTGAAACCGTTAAGTGGTTGCAAGAAGTCTGGTCAGATAACTCTGTAAGTTGCACTGTTTATTACCGTTTAGAGGAACTGCCGGAGATCAAGAAGTATCTCAAGAAAAACTACAAGACTAACCATAAATCGTTGTCTTTCTTACTCCATAGTGAACACGGTTTTAAACAAGCGCCACTTGAGGAGATCTCTGAAGAAGAATACAATACACTTGTAGCGTCAACCCGCCCTATTAACTCTATTTCTGAGGCTAATATCGGGTTAGAGGACGATTGCGCCACGGGAGCATGTCCAATTCGGTAATTCTATAAGCTAAACTACCTTATTTGCTACCATAGAAGCAATTAAAAACCCCTCATGAAGGGGTAGTATAGGGTAACTAAGAATAATGCGTTTAAAAACAAGGAAATTACATTGTGAATACACTAATTAAGCTATCGACAAAGACCTGTAACCCATGCAGGGTTATGTCAGAACGGCTCAAAGACTTTGACATTGAAGCTTACCATGCACAACTTGAAGAAGTTGATGCCAACGATCGACCTGATTTAGTTGACAAATACTCTGTCCGATCTGTCCCATACTTCATCCTTTTGGATGGAGATGGTGAGAAGATTAGGAGTAAGTCTGGGATGATGACTATCGAGGAAGTTGAGAGGTTCCTAGATGCGCCCTGACAACTACATCATTGATGAATTTAAAAAACAAGTTGACTTTGCTAAGGCAAGACTATCTGGAGATTGCCCTTTGATTGAAGATGAGGTAATCATTGAGATGAGTAAGTATATTAAGTACTTAGAACAGAAGGTATGGGATCTTGAATACGAGGTTAGCCATGCTAAGTAGCGGGAAAGGGTCTAATCGTAGACCTACCGATGACAAGAAATATGAGGAAGGCTATGAGAAGGTCTTCGGTAAGAAACCAATTAGAGAGGAACCTAAGAAATGAAATCGTATAATTCAGAAGCACTACGTGGCCACCCAATGACTGATGCAGAGTTTCAAGAAGAGATGGCAGATATCGGAATACACATCCCAGATTCCTATCTCTACACACCTAAGATTAATCCGTTTGTAATCGATGCTGTCCACAAGGATCAAGCAGTAGGTTTGCAAAGCGTAATGAACCCCAGTACTCAGAAGAACTTTACAGAAAAAGAAGCAAAGGTAGAAGCAGACAAGCTTCGAGATTTTGCCTACAAGAACATAGAAACACTAATGAAACAGTAAATAAGAAACCCCTTAAGGATTACTCCTTGAGGGGTTTTTAATTAAGTCATGAAGAGAATATCTCCTCTAGCCGCTAGCTCCATTATCTCTTTCATAATCTGTTTCTTCTTAGCTAAACCTTCATCTCTCCACTTTGAAATAGAGGATTGAACCCTACCGTGTTTATCGTAAGTATACAGAGAGTAATTGAAGAACTTAGTAATAAGATTCTTATACTTCTCAGCAGAAATTACAATACTGTCTGGTCGAGATTCTGATGGTGGGACATATCCAGAACTAGGTGAGTTAAGGAAATCAAGCAATGCTTGCTTCTTAGGGCTAAGTTTAACTTCACTATTAGCAAGATAACCATACTCCCTATCGAGGGTCATAGTTGCTCCGTAATACTTACCAGCTGTACCTATGTCCGCTTTACCATCCTTCTCTACTTGCTTGATTGCAACATTCATTTGCTTCATAAAGTCATCTATAAAGGATACTTGAATATCCCATCCGAAAACCTTAGGTGCTATGACGTTGTTTGCTGTATAAAGGAATTGAGCAAAGCTCCCTGAATTGAGAACAAAGTTATCGAATACAGGTTGTGCAAAGAGAATCTTGTCAGAACCTCTTCCCTTATTCAGATGAAGCATTGTAGTAATCACCAAGGCTGACTCTCTATATTGCCCCATCATAGGGCCAATCTGATTAATATCAGCAGTGCCTTCTCCGGGTGCATCAATTGGCCTACCTTCTTCATCCAGATAACCTTTATCCTTAGCCTTAGCTCGGATAGAACGAACGCGCTTCTCTAGCTCGATTACCTTATCAATATCTTTACCTTGAATCTTAATAGATTTTCCAGTTTTTTGCATGATGAAACTGCCGACACCCATTGGCTCTCCAAAGAAACCGATAGGGGCTGGTGATCTATCCATCATATGCAAGACTTTTGTGATATTCTTAGGCACAGCTTGCTGCCATACAGCAGTTGCTTCATAAAGAGTATGCTTGAAGATCTCATTTAAAGTGGCTACAGCTTTAGCTTCATCCTTAGGAAAGAGTGCCTTGTATTCAGCTGCAAACTCTGGATGTTTCCTCAAGAAAGCCTTTGCTTCCTCGAAGTGAAACAACACAGATTTTCCATAGTCAGACGTTAGCAAAACCTTCTTACCAAAATCATCTACGAACTTATTAGTAGTATCCGCAGCAGCGTACCTCCTTAGTATCTCTTTCAGAACTGTAGCATCATGTGGTGTTGCTTTACCAATTGCCTTATCGACACCGATATCTGTAGCTACGCCGAGAAAGTATGTTCGAGGTGATCCGTATGGCAGTGCATCTTGCATTCCCTTATCATAGTACCTCTGCCACGCCAAACCAACACGCCTTGCAACATCATCACTTCCAACATCTACACCGGCAAAAGCACGACCTGCAGAGTTCTGGTCAATGGCTGTAGTAAGACGAGGTGTGAACACTACTCCTCTATTCTTAGCATCAACATATCTTGCTAGATCTATATAAGCTTGGGCTTTAAATCCCCAATCTTTCTTATCAGAATTGTCTAATAACTGTTGAAGGATAACCCTTTGCTCTGATGTAACATTGATATTCTCAGGGCTCTGTAACTGCACTGCTACATCTCTAGTTGAAGCGGGTATAAGTGATTGTAATTTGCTACCAAAACTTGCAGATCTGGCAATAAACTCAGGTGTCATCAATGTTAACCAGTCAGAGGGATGAAGTGTCTTAGTCGACTTACCAACAGATTTACCGACATCGAGGGCATGAGCAGTTGTCAATAAGAAACCAAGCTCCCTGTCGTTATCGTTTTCCAAATGGTAAGATTCTCGACCTTCTTCCCTAACGAGCTTACCTACGTCAGACCAAAACTTATCTGCAGTGGCCCTGCTTACTCCAGTTTTATGGTATGCAACACCAGATACGGTGAATGGGACTTCTATTGCGCCTATAACAGCTCGACCTACAAGATCTCTTTGCATGTTCGCATCATTAGAATCGCAGTAAAGTCTGTGAACAATATAGTCTTCCCACCATACATTAAACCGTGGCGATCCTACCTTAAGGTGTTCAGAGAAACCTTGTATAGTCTTCTGACCTTTGCTAAACTTCTGACCCATTTCAGCTTTGTATTGCTTGTACTTAGATGGTTCTCGCGGAGGAGGGTCCATTTCCATATTCAAAGCAGGAGCAGCATCTGGAAGAGCTGCCGCATCTTGAGCTACTACAGATTTGTACGCTTCTGAGAACAACATACCTGCTAACCAAGCCCTTGTAGGGCTGGTGATAAGGGGTGTCTGGTTCAGGATGCGTTTAGACTCTACTATTTCATCGACTTTCTGTTTACTCTTGACATCTCCATGTCTGGTGATAGCTTGCGCTGTACCGCTTTCACCCTTATCTGTTCCCGGAGTAGTCTGTGATCTACCAAGTCCAGCTTGGCTAAAAGTACGAGACAACTCCCTCGTAGCTTTGTAAAGCTCGTCACCATAGAGGGGGTTTACATATGTACGTTCAACACCATCTGGATCCATATTAGATACAAGAATCCCAGATTCTTCAAAAGAAGCAAGAAGAGCCTCGCCTGTAACTTGTTGATCTGCTGTCACAGCTTCCAGACTACGAGGGTCTATCGGCCTACCTTGCTCATCTGTTCTATTTTTAGACAACTTTGCTAACTTAGCATAGGTGCTCCCTAGGAGAGCCTTAACCGTGTCTGTCTTGAGTTTAGTTTCTTTCTCTGCATGTGAAACATTGAATTCACCACCAAGAAAAGATTGCAAACTTACTTCATTAGGAGATGTTCCATCTTGCTCAATTGATATCGTCTCATTACCAGCTACAACAGGTAGAATAAGAGCAGCAGTAGTTGCAGTATTGTTAACAGCTTCAAGAGCCGTTAAACCATACCCCCTCTTGATATACTCCAGAGCAGACTCGCTCTTCCCAGCCATCTCGATGGGGCTATTTGTATCTCCAGATATAGTCATACCACCAAGAGCCTCGCCCATCCTTACCGCACCAAGTTTAAATGCTACAATATCTTTCTCCCCGATTGCACTACCAAACTGATTTTGGATACTCTCTCTATCATCAAAGGAGAGATCATGCACCCCAAGAATTTCCATCTCTCTATGACGATCCCTTTCCCTTTTCAATGCAAGATCACCGGGTGATATGAGGTTGCCTTGAAGATCAACAGATGTCTGGTTATATGCCGAGCTATCTAAGTCTGGATAGACTTGAGGGCCGGGCTGACGGTTCTCCATTACTGCAGACCAATCTTGCCCTTCCTCTTCTTGTGGTTGACCCTCTTGGTAACCAGTACTAGGTTGGGACTCCCCTTCAAGCATCGCTGACGGTTCTTCTAGTCCACTCTTTTTGAATGTTTCTGTGAGAGCAGGTGTCGTAAATGCATTCGGATTAACTGGTATGTTAAATGAACTCTTTGCCATATATTTATTCTCCTAGTTCTTTCTGCAGATACTTAGCAAACTGTGGTGATGTCCCAAACACAGGAAGTAGTCTAGCTGATTTCTCAATTTGTTTCCCTGGTTGAGCAGATATTGCATCGTCTACCTTTCCTAGATATGAAAGTGCAGGGGCTTGATCGGCTATCCCCTTAAGGGCAGACATAAACACACTACTCTTCACATCGTTGTTTGGTAAGACTGGTGACACCGCATCCCATACGCGCTGTCCCGTTCCGAGTATACCAACTTGACCGATATACCTTTGGAACTCTTTCTCTTTCTTGAGCCACTCTGGTGGAGACTCGCCATACTTAATCATATCTTTGAGGAACAAAGCTAGGTATGCTAAAGCAAACATCATTGCGATGGTTGCTGCTGCATTAACTTGATCCGTAGACCCATGCTTATTGATATCCTTAAGTAACCTCGGTAGAACATTCGCAGTGAATGTAGAAGTGTACCCTTGGAACTGAGTAAATAGTTTTAGATATGGATCGCTATAGAACTTAGGTCTATTCATTAGACCCGGCTGAACCACAGCTTCTTGAACGAAAGCATGAACACCTTTAGACATCTCATCGTTGAAACGCTGTTGATCTTCATGGCTATTAGTAACATTCATCATAAAGTCAACATCGACACCGATACGCACTAAGTGAGCATAGGCATCTTGTCCAGCTTGTGATTCAGGTTGATTTGTATAAACCTCTAACCAGTTGTTGATAGCATCAGCACCGATAGCTAGCCGAGCATAACGTGTTACGTTAGTAACAGAAGTTAATCCGGTTAACTTAAAGAAACCTTCTGTCCATTTGCGATAGTACCCTTGTACATTATCATATTGAGCAGACTGTGTTCCTACGTAACCATGTGCACCTATCGCTTCCCTATAAGCGGAAGTATCAGGTGTATCTTTGAATGCCTTGTATGCATGCGCAAACTCACTACCGAAACCTTTAAGAAGTTCCTTAGTTGCTCTCAATGATTGCTCTGTATTCAAGTTCCTGTATACCTGAGCAAACTCGACTGTAGACGAGATAGCTGCAAGGGGCAGTGCCGCAATGGTTGCTAGAAAGTTTACTGTATTAAGTGCTCCTTTTATATACTCATTATTGATAGGTTTGTACTCACCTCGACGCATTGCCAACCAGTCTGATAGTTCTTTTGCAATGAAAGCTTTCTTATCCTTGCTGATCTCACCAGAGATATCTGCCATCTGCAATAGAGCAGCCAACTTAGATCCATCCTTACCAATCAAGTTCTTATTTACATACAGAGAAGCACCCTTGTCTGCTTTAGCTATGATGATATCCGAAATATCATGTACCATATATTTAGCAAAGGCTGTCTCCATCTCTGGTGTATTCAAATTAGCTAATAAGTTCTGTCGTATTTGAGTGAACTTATTACCACCATTCAGGAGGTCATCTATTGTATCTTCAACATTGTGGATGTCTTTATTGTTTAGAATCTGATTAGTAAGCTCTAAAGCATCATCTAGTGGGACTTTGAATGTCTCTGCTAGTGCCTTTGCAAAACCTTTAGAATCACTCGATATAGAATTCTTATTCAATGGTTTGTTATTCAACAAATCTTCAACAGATATTTTCTGTTCAGTCCATTTGTTATGCTTGTCAAGAAAAGAGGACACCTTATCTGCGTAATCTATGATAGCTTCTTTACGTGCTAAGTTATCACCACTCAATATGGAATCTACATTAACAGAGTTTAGAATATCTCTAACAGATGCTTTCTTTTCATGCATCTTCTTTTGAGACAGAAGACTTATAGCCTTAACAACTTCTGGATCTCTGAAGACACTAGATATCTCTTGCCGAGACATACCGGGAAAAGCTTCCTTTAGTTTATCTAAAGTACCAAATGCATTCCTAATATCATTAGCGACATTGTGTTGCTGCTCATCAACAGATCCACCATTCAACGACTTGTTTGCCCCAATCAATGTAGATAGAGCAGCCATAGCTTGACCGGCATGCTCAGAGATACCTACAATTGTTTTCCCCCAAGACTGATGCAAGGATTTGAACCCTTTGTTCTGCCACCAAGATGATACGTTTCCCATACCACCTTGCATAGTTTGACGAATTACTTCAGGACGCGCTTGGTCTTTCAAGTCTTCAGAATCGTACTTAGCAGCAGCTAAACCAACTTCAGCTTCTGAAATGATTTCCGATGCAGACTTGATAACACCTTCATCTTCGAAGAGTTTCTTCCTGTACTCGACATCCGTAGTTGTCGGGCCACCAAGTTGGTTACCCTTCGAACGGGAAGCGGCAGCTCCAATTGTACCAAAGCCAGCACCTAGAACAGCGCCACCGATACCGGCAGCAAGCATTCTGTTCTTCAGATCCCTCTGCTCGATCTCGCTAGTAGGGAGGTCCAGAGACGATCTTGAACCTGCATACTGGATTGCTTCTTGCAGAACCTCTTCAGGTGCCTCTCCGAGAACACCCTTACCAGCGCCTTTAATGAGGTCTGTTGCAAGGTGACTACGAGTAGCCTTCATTGCATCTGTGACTTCCTTAATAGCGACCTTAGTGCTATCCATTAAGAGTTTCTCAGCAGCTTCTTGTGTGTGTCCACCTTTCACCATCAACTCATTAATGATCTTATGCTGTCCAGATTTGGAGAAGATGGATGCAAATGCACCAGTCATACCTAACTTCTCGACAACTGACATACTGACACCGGCTACTAAAGCTGTATATGGGTTCTTCTCTTTCTGATCTCGGTAGGTGTTACCTGTATAGATAGCTGCAGGTGCAAGCAGAGATGTCCCATAGGTAGGAGCAGCTAAAGCAGCCGCCCCTAAGCTTACGATCATCTGTGGCATACTTTGTGCTGCCATACCAAGAGCATAGTCACCTATCTCTAGAAGGCCCTTAAGCTTCCAATTACCATTAGCATCGAGAGCTTCTCCATTACGCAGTGTTGGCAGATATTCGAGATCCGTTTGAATACGATCACCGTTGTTCTTACCAAACTCCATAAGGAATTGGGAACCAGTCATATTACCTAGTGCATCAATAGAATCAAAGACACCCTGCATTGCCTTAGCAGAACCAAGGTTCCAACCACCAGCTATCGTTGATTTAGCATGCCCTTGACGATCTTCGATACCACGTACATAAGAAGGACCTGCGAAGTAGTCGCTTTTACCTTTCTCATCTACAGTAGAACCGTATTCGAGGGCAGAACCTGTGCGCATCTTTGGTTGGACACCATACCTGTACCGTTCAGAATCAAGTTCTTTTAGTAGCAAATCTTCAGATGTACCTTCACCTGATTCTAATCTCTTATCCCTGTCTCTAGCGCCTAATACTGCATTTGCCCTTGCTTCAGGACTAGCTGCAAAAAGCTCAGCTATTCCAGTTTTAGCAATTCTAGCAGATAGAAGTTCACCATCTGCATTTTGAAGGTCACCAATACTGCGGTTATATACATCTTTCTTATTAGAAATGATAGGAATATTGAAACCGTGGTCTTCAATTAACTTCCTAACCATTCTCCGTTGTGTTTCAGCCCCAGCTTGTTCACCTGATATCTTCTTTCCGGGTAGGAACTTAGATGTCTCTGCTGCGTTGATGTTAGCCATACGAACAGAGCGACCATCTGCAGTGGAATAGGTATCTGCATCGGTTAAATGCAGACCCTCTCCAAACAAATAATCAGGAGTACTTGACTCTTGTGGTGCTTCACTTGATATATCTCGTTCAGCATTAAGAATCGATTGTTCTAAAGTAATCATTAGTACTCCTTATATTTCATTTCAACTGATCAGTAGCGTACCTAAAGAAACCGGATACATCATCTGATGCTGTGAACCGATCCCTTAGTCTTCTTCCTTCTTCTGTTTGAGCAACATATTTAGAATGTAAACTACCAAGTTTTTCATGAACCTTGTCCAAGACAACACGCGGGTCTAGTTCTGTATCTGATTGACTTCTTATCTTATTACTCAATGCTGTGTGCAAAGATGTTAAGTGATTAGCTGTCATCGGTTTGTTATCCTTATTCAAGAAAGAACTACCCTCTAGACCTGAGCGTTGTTTGATGATAGCTTCATTTATATACTGTCTAAAGTCTTCAATTTTAGACTTAGAATCACTCCTATGCTCAGCTATCATTCTTTCCAGACCAATACTGAATATCTCGTTCATAGCTGCTCTATCTTCTGGTTTGTCCGAATGTAAACCAAATTTACTAAAAGCATCAATAGCAGAGTTACCAATAGCAGCTTCAGTTGGCATCCTCAAAAGTGCTGGATCTTTATCACCAACTTTACCTTTGAAAAAACCAAGCCTTTGCTTTGCATCGCCTTCAAGATCTTTACCGTAGATACGCATTGCTTCACTCTTTCCTTTAGCGGTATCACCTTCGACATACGGTCGTGTGATGGAGACTCTCCCTAGGATGCTTGGCAAATCATTTTCATAGACCTTTTTCCCATCCAAGATGGTATATCGACGTTTGCCCATATCCTTGTTTCCTTGGTGTACTTGCTCTTCACGCATAACCAAGACAGAACCCCTATGCCTGCCGCCTTCAACGACGAGGTTCACAGGTGCATGTCCTGTGTCTCTTGATCGCACTATAGGATCACCGAGGATAGACGTGTTGTCACTTCTACCTTCAATTACTTTCTTAGTAGCATCTTCGATAGGCATACCAGATTCGATATATTTATTTAAGTCTCTTGTATCTCTTTGGATATCCGGTTTGAACCCGCCTTTCTTTGCTAGCTGGTAAGCATCTATCTTCTTAGGTTCATACCCAAGTTCGATTAGTTTATTTCTTTCTTCTTTTGAAGCAAGACGTTCGTCATGTTTCTCTTGACGAGTAGTTACAGATTCTTCAGCAACACGCCTGTCCATTGCAGTTAAGGTGTCCTTAGCAGCGAACCGAAGAGACCCGCCAGCAGAACCACCAGTCAGCATTCCACCAGCTGCAACTAGTGCAAAGCGTGCTAGTTCTTTACCTGTGAAGAGGTCTTTGAAGAAGCCTTTGATTGTATCTGACAGTGCAGCTTCTTGTTTCTCTGGAGGGTAACCTTCTTTGATCTTAGTAAGAGCTGCATTCAAATCAGCTTGTTTCTCTTGAGCACGTTGAGAGATATCGTAATCTCGTTTTGCAATCTCAGCTTCACTTGGAAGTGTCATTATATTGGCTTCTAGTTCAAGTTGCTCCTTTGTTTTAGGAACACCGTTCACTTTGTCATCATATGCAGGTGGAGGTGGACCGTAGGGGCTGGGTGCCGTTGGAATCTCATTTTGTTTTGGTTCAGATAAAACCTCTTTCCTAACTTGATCGATAGGTCCGATTCTTTGTTGAACTTTCAAACTATCTAGGTCTCTTTGGAATTTAATCCTATTAGACTCAGAAAGACTTGGATCAGAGAGAGCCTTAGTTAGGTTATCAAACTTCTTCTGGTCCATAGCAGAGAGTGGTCTTGTTTTTTCTCCAGAGGACAGATGCGGAGACTTACTTCGCTTATCATATTCTGCATTAACCTTATCCGCATATTCCTTAGCTTCAGTTGTTGGTAGGAAGCTTTTCCAAGTCTCTGGTTTTCCAGCTGCATTAGCTTTTTCAATAGCTTTATCAACATTACCTGCTCCAGCATTGTAAGCCGTTAATGCTTTATCATTGTTACCATCATACCTCTGCAGCAGTGCTTGTTGGTAATCATGACCAAACCTTCGGTATTCCTCTTCAGTTTCGTTTTGCAAAGATCTTACACCGAAACCTGGATTCTTCCCTGTTTCTGGCATAATTTGGGATATGCCACGAGCGCCTTTTTTTGAAGTTATTAATTGATTTTTATCATTAAGATGCTTTCCACCGCTTTCAACAAAGAACTGGGATTCAAGCATAATTGGGTCAACTGCATACACATACTTAGATGGTTTATCACTACCGAGTTCAGACGGCACTGTGGTTTTAGGAATAGAACGATCTTCTGGTTTAGAGAACGGAGAGATAAAGAAAGATTTATTTTCAAACTTAGCTCTGTCTGCTGCAGTGTATCCAGTGTTTGTGACTGGTGGTACAGCCGTAGGTGTAGGAGGTGGGGCTACAGGCGTCTCCATTATACCGCTACTCCTCTCAGCTTCATATGCTGCACGAGCATCAGCCCCCCGAGCAGCGATAGCTTGCTCTTCCAGTAACCTCCTACGTTCTTCTTCAGATGCTCTCCAAGCTTCCTCATCAAACCCTTGCATATCAGGGACACCTACAGTCCCATCCTGATACCCCCTCCGACCTTCCCCAACCATCCTCCGAATAGCCTCTTTGTTCCTAGGGTCCTGCGCAGCTGCCCTCGGGATAACCGCTTCACCCGGAGTAAGCATCGCGGGTACAGTATCGGTATTCGTACTACGGAGACTGGGTTTACGTGCGAGAGGTGCTCGCATATCTTGCAGCTTAACCTTGTGTGTTTCGTCCTTGTGTCCAAGTCCTTGGTTAGCTTTAGCGGCAGCTTCTTGCAGTTTGATCTGGTGGAGTTGATCTTTACGACGCTCCTCAGCTGTATGTTTGTTTTCATCTCTAAGGAGCCTATCGTTGAGGAGTGTTTCCTCTCGATGTTGTTTTAGACTTAATGGTCCATGCATAAGGTTCTCCTTAGAATATCTTTAGTTTTTTGGCTAGTAATAAAGCTCCGATGCCCAACCCAATCGGACCCATAGCAGCTAAGGGGCCAGCCGCCGCTGCCAATCCACCAGCACCAGCAGCAGTACCAGCAGCAGCAGTACCAGCAGCAGCAGCTGCGCCTTCAGCAAGAGCTGGGATTGCCGCAGAACCAATTCCTTCAGCAAGAGCTGGTACAGCATATGCTCCGAGTGCTTCTGCTCCTGCTGATTCCATAGCAGCTGTAGTTGCAGCTTCGGATAGTGCAGGTAGTGCACTACTAGCAACCTCACCGCCAACTGGGATAGCATCTAGTCCGTTAATAGCCCGTGTCGGATTAATAGTATTCTTAGCCCATTCCCAAGCAGCAGGTGCTTTATCGATACCAGCATTGATACCTCTGTTTACCCCAATGTTAGCTGCTGTTCCGATTACACCGGGAGGTGCATTAGGTGCAGGAGGGGGCATGTCTGGTGAGCCTGCTTTGATTGTATTCGAGGCGCTCCTCTTCTTTCTTTCTTCTTCATCTTCATCAACCCAGTCCCATGCTGACATAATTATTTACCTCCAGCTGAAGCTTGTTGTCGAGTCGGATTACCAAATACAGTTGAAGCCATTCGAGATAAACCTTGCCAAGGTGCATCTTGTTGTGCTTGATCAATGGTACGTTGTTGACCACCAAGTTGAGCAAGCCCGGATGCACCTTGAGATGCGAGTGAACCGCCTGCGCCTACGGAACTACCGAGAGCACCTTCAGCAGCGAGTCTATTCTTGAACATCTTATCTTCGTATTCAGCATCTACTTTAGCGAGTTGCCCTGTAGTTTCAGCATTCTGAGCACCTTGCATTACAGCTTGGCGAGCTGAGCCGAGGGTACCTGTCCCCCCAAATTGGGTATTCAAACCACTTACTCTCTTCTGAGCATCTTGGACAATACCGGCTTTCTGAGCTGCCAATGTCTCTGCGCTAGGTGCAGTTGCTAACCCTGAGAGACGATCTTGTTGTGCTTTAAGTGTAGCTAGTCCTCCAGTAGTAGCAGATGATATACCGTCTGCACCTTGTCCGAATGCTAGGTCTTGCAATGGAGATGTTCCAGCTACATGGCTCAAGTCGCCACTAGAGTAGAGAGTACCTGCTTGATTAACAACCCCTTCAATTCCGGGACGCATCCAATCTGGTATCGTAGGAGTAGGCATACCGCTTCCACCACCACCGTAGTGTTTAATAGATTTTACTTTTTTATACATATTCATCTCCTTTGTATTACCAGACGCCACTAGTACCGTCGTTGCCGCCCGATGCCGCATCTGCCGACGCCGCAGCACCAGCAGCATTAGCAGCAGCACCTGCACTTCCATCAGGGGAGTCACCGTAGTCTGCATATTGTGCTGCTCGCGGAGAAGATGCTGCCGCTGCCGCTGCCCTAGCTTGTTGAGCCTCTGGTGTCCACCACTTAGGCATAAGTTGATGTGGACCCGGAGTCCCACTCATGGTTTGTGGTCCGAAACCACTACCACCTTGAGGAGATACACCTTTACCGCCCATAGCACTCTGCATAGAAGGTTGGTTGGTACCTGCTGGAAATCCAGCTGAGAGGTCTGGTGTTGAACTGAATGAGTCCTGTGGTACTTTCACCATATTTCCCATAGCACTCATCGGCCTCCCGGGATCTGTAGCTCCAGAGGAAGGTGCACCTGCGGCCGACCAAGGGGCCATTGCAGCTGGTGAAGCTGCACCAACACCTCCGCCACCACCATAGTTTTTAATTGATTTAATTTTCTTATACATAATTACTCCTTGGTGGTGAGGTCATATCTCATTACAGTATATGACTCTTCAAATTGTGGGATATATTTAGGTAGAACCTTAGCCCACCCTTTTCTTCCGTACTGTTCTATCGCTTTGCAATCATTAGCTCTTGCAAACTCTACTACAGTTGGAAATACCTTTGCTTGCTGATCGAAGTCATCACCACTGAAGGCAAGGATGTGAAGTGTCTTATACTGGGAATAGACTAAGAACTGGGTTAAACCAACTCCTACTATTTTCTCTTCATCAAGAACTACCCAGCACTGAGCTTGGTAGTTAAGGATCTTTGCCATGTAATCAGTAATGGTAGATTCGCCTAGTCCATGATCGATAACCCTAGTCAAGTAAGGGGAAATTGTTGGCCAGTATTCTAGTGCTTGTTGTGGGGTTGTTAATACTATTTTCATATTTATTTTTGTGGCCAAATAACTGCAAATGGGAAACCTGATTGCTCGGGTATACCCCTTAGCTTTCCCCTATAAACGCGCCACTTTTCTCTTTCATCAGCAGATAGTTGATTATCAGGTGTTTGTGTCCAATCGCACTGAGACAAACGTCTGTTTCGTTCCCTTCGAACATTTCTAGCTTCTTCTTCGAAACTTATTTCAATCTTCTTTTTTAGAACAACTGTACCAGAAACTACTTCATACTCTGTATCACTAAAACTACCCTCTAGGAAAAGTTCATTTTCAGACAATTGATCTTGTATATTAATACAAGTAACAATTCTCGATATCTGCCCTGTCAAACTGCTATATATTGTGTATATCATTTTTTCATCTCGATTACAAAGAGTGATCTGTTTGATGCAGAGGGGTATATATCGTAGCCATTGCTCATTTGGGGTGTGCCTCGTACATCAATAGTATGAAACCCAGATGATAATGTAGTGCTATATGCAAAGTTTAATGAACTTACCCTGGTGTCTACGACAATATCATCTATTCTTAATTGTATATTTGAATATATAGTATTAGGAGTCTCACCTCCTCCACCATACCCGTCATATGCGATACCAGATGATGTGATGAATACAGGACCACCAGATGTGACTATGTTAACTGTTTGAAGTGTTGTGAATACACCTGACGTTGTGTTCATCAAAACATTCCCACCTGTGTGCGCACTACTTGTCACAGATACAGCATTGTTATTTATATTTCCGGTAGCAACGACATTGCCATTCAATGTCATCTGGGATCCATTGTAGGAGATATTAGTAGTTGAATTTCCTAATGCAAAATTACCATCTGTTTGTACTGATACACCACTTCCAGACATGGTTGTTCCGGATACAGCAGGGCTTGTTCCGACTGTTAAAGAACTTCCTGAAATACCAACAGCAGACAATGTTCCTGCAGTTATATCTCCAATATTAGCAGAGATAGCAGAGAGGTTACCTACAGATATCTTATCAGCTGTGACAGCATTAGCTGCAATCTTATCAGTTACAATAGAACCAGCAGAAATCTTAATTGCAGTAACTGCATTAGCTATAATCTTATCTGATGTGACAGAGTCAGCAGCAAGCTTATCAGCTACAACAGCACCAGCTTCAATCTTAACAGATGTGATAGCAGCAGCAGCTATGGCAAAGGCAGTGACAGAATTAGCTGCGATAGCATTAGAAGTAACAGAGTCAGCAGCAAGCTGTACTGCAGTTATAGCAGAAGCTTGTATGTTATTCGCAACAATAGCATCNGCAGCTAT